AAAGTTACATAGTCCGTGTAGCGCGGACACTGTTTTCCCCAAAAAGACAAACATACGTTCGATAAATCAGATGTTAAATTCGCTACCTAAAAGTTGATCTATTCCAATTTGTCAATAACAAAAATGCACAAAGATCGACTAAATCTTTGTGCATAATGCATATTGATTTTTAAGTTTTCAGACAATTCAACGAGTTTTCAAAGTTGTTCACACAACACGAAAAAACAGTGTCCGCGGTAGACGGACACCATTAGTCCGTCTAGCACGAACACTTGTTCGATGTGGATAACTTATTCCGATAACATGCAAATTGTAGTACCGCAAAAAACGCATCCAGTAGGTTCTTGCGTTTGGTAGTACAGATATTTATTATTGTTTATAATTTGTATATCATTGCTACGAGTAGCTAAAATGTTATCGTCTTTGTGTATTAAAGATTGCCATATAGTAAAATTGCTTACCTTGTAGCCGCTCTGTATTACTTTTGTCAGATCTAGTTGTGCAGTGTAAGAAATAAAATTACTTCGAGCATTCCCAGTAAATATAACTCTATGAAACATAATAATAATATCATTTATCTTTAGCATTGTTATATAAACTTCTACATTTAGCGGAGAACCGCTTAACCTGGTAAAATCATTTTTACCAAAATACAAAAATTTGATACTTGGCGTTATTTTATAGATTTCTGATTCCAACGACATCAATTTTTTGTTTAGTTTTGTATCTTCGTTTAACCTTACTTTTGCTTCGTCGCATAGCGCTTCGTCGATTTTTATAGTTCTTGCAAGATCGGGGTCTTCCGTGGTACTCTTGGACACCGGAAACTTATAGTGCTCTGTTTCATAAATTAAATTTTCGTCTGGGTGGTAATCTTTTTTATACATGTTATACTCCTCCCTGTTATCTTAATACACCAAACTCTCCAAGCGCATACACTTGTAAGTTTGGGTTTCTCGTTTGCGCGCTTGCGTTGTAAGCCACAACCGTCCATTTGTCTACATTAACAATGATTCCTTCGCAATCAATACTTGCATTTGCAAGAAAATACAATCCATTTTTCTGCATACTTTCCGGTAGTAAAATTCTTGTACTTGCTCCCGCCCCTAACGTTACAACCTGCTCCCAGATACCGCCATAAGTTACAACATGTTCCAAAATTCCTACCGTTACAAAATCTTTGATTTTTTCATTTACTTCATTTTCAAAGTTTGTTATAATATTATTAATTTCGTTTTTGTATGAGTTGAACTGATTTGTAATATCCGTCTGAAATTGGTTGTTATTTTGAACCATATTGTTAAAAGTTTTTGTCCACTGTGCAAAAGTAGACACCCACTGTGCCCAAGTAGTCGACCATTGCGCCCACGTGGTTTTCATGCCGTTCCATTCTGTCACAATGTTATTCCATTCTGTCACAATGTTATTCCATTCTGTCACAATGTTATTCCACCGGTCAACAATAGAGTTCCAGTCGCTGATAATCTGATTCAAAAGCTTAGTCGCGTCCTCAATAAATTTCTTTTGTGCATCGGTCAGATCGTTTACTTGTTTGGTAAGTTGATTAAGCATAGCGCTAATGCGGCACAAAACCTCATAATAGGACAGTGCATCATCATACACTAGTGGCTGTGTTTTTTGCAACCAAAATGCAAAGTCCGGAAAGTGTACTTTATACAATCCCGAGTTTACATTAGGGTCAAATGGGTTAATTTTGTTCGCCATTTTATTCTCCTCTCTATCTCATCCAATCAATAGATAAGCCTAAGTTTCCGCGGTTTCCGTATGCCGCCATATTAAAATCGTTACCATGCTCCGCAAAATCTGCATATACAGACATAAATAATTCTTCGCAATCTGCAATGATTGTGTTATTAACATTAACAATGTGCTCACGATACATAATGAGTTCATTCATTTTACTGCCGCGCCATCCTTTTTCCGTCCGGTGGCTAGTATCTATAATGGATGTATTACTCTTGCCTGTGTTTTGTTCGCTAACCGTGCGTCTATCCTCTTCGGTGCTCTGTCCTCTAGTCATACCGCTTGCGTAATCTGCACCGGAAAAATTGACTTGCGGGTTGTCGCTATTGATTCGTTGATCATTGGAATTGCTGTTATTTGTGTCACTCATTGTGTGGTCTGCTTCGCTTGTGTTGTTTCCGTCGCTTGTGTCAGTATCGTCAAACGTCATGTTGACGTTTTCCAAAATCTGCACCACTGCTAAATTACTGTCATACATAGCCTTATATTTCGGCATATTTCGCGTAAGCGTGTCGTTTAACTTAAGCTTAAATAAGCCGATGGTTTCAAAACCGATCTCACATGTGTAAAAGTGTATGATAAACATACGTTCAAACTCTGTTTTACTGAAGTCATCGTCATTGTACCATGGAAACGTAAAGTCGAAAAGTTTCGGCATACCTTTTTCGATCTTGTCATAAGTAGTTGCGTTTAAATCTTTCCAGTCTGTAAAACTCTCAATGTAGTCTCTAATCTTCGTCGTACAGGTCGACATTTTCGTCACCTCCATTTGCAAGTTTTTCTTTTCTTTCCAGACCTAAGCCGTTACCAATGTATTGCACATCAACCTCAAGTCCAAACAGACGGTTAATCTGCTCACAAGCGCGTTTTCGTACACCTAAAAAAGATTGCCGGTTAATTAACGTGAGGTCAGCATCTTGTTCGACTTCGCTCGTAATTAAACGTTCTTTTTTTGTGCCGTCAATATTACTAATACCGAATTGGACGCAAAAGTCTGCAATTTCTTGTCTCATAGCCGTTGTAAGGTCACCGAATACGTTAGGTGGGTTTAGATTTAGTACTTTCATGTTCTCAACGTTACTAATTCCGTCTTTAACGCTGATAAATGGTACAAAATCATTATACTGTTTAAAGAGGTTTTTTATACTTAAGCGCTGATTTTCGCTACCCGCAATAACAACAGGCGTTCTTTGCGCGTAAATATTTAAATTTCTTGTCATCCTCATATTTGCCAAACTTTCCGCGTACATCTGCACATAGTCAATGCTAGGATAACCTACGCTACTGTCCCAGATGATGACACTGTTATTTTTTCCAAGCGTTTTAAAATACTGTTGTGCATAGGCGAAACGCATGTTAGGTACGCCATAAATATCTACAGTACCGCCAAGGTTGGTTTTCATAGCGGCGTATTTTTCTAGTACATCATCTTTAAAAAAGACAGCCTGCCCCCACCAGAAAAGATAATCTTCCAATACTCTCGGTGGAATTTCATCCGGCAATCCCAACCATTCAAATCGGTTCACGATCATTTCATGCAACATATTAAAGTAACGCACATAATAATTGCGATATTGTGGTACACTAAAATATTCAGCGTCTTTAGATTGATTTTTCATTTTTTACCTCTTTTCGTTAATTGTTTGTAAGCCCATAATTACCGATGTCATTAGTGTGCCATATTGTCACACCGCGGTCAAATATTGATCGTAAAACAACAAGGTAATCAAGGTCAATGTTACCGCTGATCGTGCAATTACGTGTTTTGACAAAATCCCATGCCGTTCTATTGTTGATTGCGGGTTGTCCGATCTCTCCAATCTTGTACCCAAACATGGTAAAATAGTCATCAATCTTCCGCGCATACTCTGCTCGAATTTGCATCGGATAATAACTAATGTGGTCGTTTCCGATGATCTTACTAGAATTACCGCTAGCAGTTGTGACGTTTCCACTCGGTTGTAAAAAATGATTAACTACCGCTTTTATACCGTTTCCGATAACATCAGACCAATCAGTGCTACTAAGAGTACTTAATGGGCTAGACTTAAAAGCGTCAGTCGCGGCTTGCTTTCCTGTTGCTATGGCGTTTCCCGTTCCACTCGCCGCCGCACCCAAAAAACCAAAACCCGCACCAGATAACGCTTTTCCAACGCCGCTAAAAACTCCAGCGGCAGTGTCAACACCTTGCGAAACCGCGTTTCCCGCGCTCATTAAAGCGCTCGCGCCCGCGGTGCTTGTCATTTGCGCAATATATGCCTTGTATGCGTCTGTCATGATAGCACATTTTGGATAGTCCGAAAATGTAAGCATATCGGTATAGTCTACGGCGTATCCTCTATACTGGATGGGGTAGGACACTAACAGAGGGTTAGGTGTCATAGCTACTGTATAAGTAAAACTACAAGCGTCACTGGAAAAATACTCATATTTATACTCTATTCCTGTACCGTTGTTGTTGTTTCCGTATAAAAAGTTATATGGATAACAAAACAGTTTTTTATTTTTCGGCACATAGCCGTCAATACTGTCATACTTTTTTGGTAGATTAAGTTGCTTGAATTGTGTTTCCTCTGCAATAAAGCTGGTTGGCATCATAAACGCGTTTAAAATTCCGTCAATAGTACCATTTGCGTTAGCAGAAATTAAAAAATCGTTTACGCCGTCTCCATTATCAAAAACGTTATAAGTGATGGCAGTATAGACGCCATCTCTAAATTCGCCGCCGTTAAAATTTCCGCTCTCGTCAAATGCGCTCGGAACGACAACGCTCATAATGTTTCGATCACTTAGTTCCGGCGCATCATAATTTTGTTCTGTCTCTTGTTTTACGATATAATCTCCGGTTTCCAATCCCTCTGGAAAAGTATACCGCCCTATCACATCTTCACTCTTTTTTACAATCTGGCGTTCGATATAGCACTTATTTAGTACCATATCAAATTGGCAATTCGTCCAGACGTCCATAATAAAATGCACGCGGCAAGAGTTCACGGATAACGGTTCTACGCTCGTAATAAAGCCGTACATCCAATTATCCATATATCCAACATTTTTAAATGCGATATAGTTAGCGCTATCGGCGTATAACTCGTTGACGGGTGCGGCAAAATCCGCGTAACCTCTCTTAACTGGCGCGGCATTATCAGTGCTATAAATTGCTTTGCTATCAACATAAGCAAAAAGTTCTTCTCGACTATTAAAAAGCCTTACATGGTTATATGACGAATCCCAAGGAATCCCGCGGCAGATTCTTACTTGTGCGACAGGTGCTATTCCGTCTACGTTTTTTTGTGTTGGCATAGGTATCATGCTATCCATGTTTCCCTCATTTCTAGGGGAGCATTGCACTCCCCTCAAAAATCAATGTTTCATGTGAAACATTTTACTGGTTGACTGTGACAGTACCTGTTCCGCTGATCGTGCTATCATATCTTGACGTTGCTTTGACCGTAAGTGTTGCCGCTTTTTCGTCATTTGCAATATGCAAAATATTAGAACCGGGGATAAAGGACGTATACTGACTTGTAGCGCCTTCAACGTCATAGTCAAGCATTTGCGGCGTGTACTGGCTGTCTCCACTTACTAACGCCGTGATCACCACATCAGTTCCCACGTTTCCGGCGGTGTCTGTAATACTCACGGTTGTAAGCCCGACGGTGTCTGTGGTAAAGACGATACAAGGGAAAAACGGAGAATAGGAAAACATCTCTGACATCGTATAAAAATAATTCCACGTCAGCGCCGCACCATTTCTCGAATCCGTCAGCGTCCGGAAATTCTCGCGCACATTGAAAAATCTCATATCAAATAACGCAAGCTTAATGTTCGGGTTATCAAACTTGTCAATGATGATCTTTCGGACGTTAATATCCACCTTGTCCATATTAAACGCGGTAGCAAGTACCTCAACATCTAACTCTGCATCAATCTCTGGCGTGGTAATATAAAAAATTGTTTGATCGTTTGCGCAAGAATCTGCTCCAGCAATATTGTATTCTGGGTGCGGGAACTTCATTTGTCCAATGTACGCCTTGACAAGCTTCGTCAGCTTCTTCGCGTTCTCCGCACTCGCTGTCGGGTCTGCAACATTAACTGCATAAAGCTGATCTGCCGCGCTCGCGCTCTCAATCAAACGTTTCATACATAAATATTCGTCCCAGTTCGCCGCCGCAAAAAGTGACTGCACTTTTGCGTTAATCAGATCGCGCACGCCGTACTCCGATCTAAACGCCGTACGCAAGTTGTCAAAAGTAACTGTAACCGCGTACTGGATAGCCGGTGTGATCTTATGGTAAGCCGCCATGACGCTTGTCTGGTAGTAAGCGTATAACTCTGCTACTGTAGCAAACTGGTTAAACTGCTTACCCTTTGCCATGTTCACAAAAATTTCTTCTTCCGTTCCGCCGTAGCGCATAGGATCTCTTTTGAGGACTCCCAGAGGATTTTCAAAAAAGACCGTCTCAATTCTCTGTTCCATGATCTGTTCAACCAGAGCATTAGCAAACGCGTTACGCAACGGTACGATGTTCAGTAGACTCTCGTAAATAGACGAGATATTTTCCGCCGTCGCTTCGGGAATTCTGTCCCGATATTCCAGACTTTGCATAGATCTCACAGCGTTTAATATGGCAACATTTGTTGCCGCTACTTTATTAGCCAATTTCTTCTACCTCTCTTTCTCTACTCTGTACTGCCGTCAAAATCGAGCATATCCGGCGTTACGTCCTCAATCACTTCAACATCTGCTTTTGGTTCTTCAATGTCCGTTCTCGGATTTTCCTGTCCGGCTAACATCTCGCCAAAACGCGCAATGTACTTTTCGCGTAATCCCTCATAGCGTTCCTTGTAGCCGTCGTCGGTTACGTTTGCGCCACTTCTGATTGACTCCGTGATTACGTTGATTTCTTCGTCTAATTCTTCCGGCGCTTCAATCTTTCCTAAGATCGCTTTCAAAGCTTCGTCTGCTGTCATCTTTTACCTCCTTTTTCCTAAAAATGGTTTTAAATAATATATTAAAGGCGTTTTTCTGCCGCTCGGAATTGGCGACACACCTAATATATTTACTGGTACATCTTGATAGATATTCACATCATCATTGATATAAAATCTTAAGACAATTCTGGTTAAAGCGGTATTACCTATTAAAATATAAACCGAGTTACCGTCTTTACGATACAAACTAGCACCGCTAGGTACTTTAACGCTCCATGCTCTGTTAGCGCTTACCATAAATCTAACAATCGTGTTTACATTTGCGGTCTGACTATATGGCGTAACGCTGATAGTCGGCGCGGGCGGTGCGGGTCGGTTAATACCTATCTGGCATTGAACTTGCACACTTGCATCATCTACAAGCCAAAAGACTACGGCGGTTGTAATTTGCGCGGTGTTTGCATTGCCGCTAATTACAAGCGCGCCGTCAGTTTTTTCTACAAGTGAGAGATAGTGCCCTAAGTTGTACGTCCATTCTCCGCTCGCTTCAACACTAATTGTAACAGTTTCCCCGTCTATAATACTAGCACTAGTCGGTATAATTGTCAAACTTTTTCTTTCGATTGGCACAGAACCGTGCATTAAATCGTATATTTGATTGCCGTAATCAGCTCGCACTATTTCTGCATTTACACTCTGATCTTGCGGTTTTTCATAATGATGCAAGACTCGATCACTAGCCGTCCTAATATCTGTAGCATTTAACAACACAGTTAAAGTGTCTTTATATTCTTGCACACCTTGCGTCATTTCATTAGTTACCATTGCAATACCAACATCAAAAGCGCCTATACTCATGCCTAAGTTTTCTGCAATGGTATACATTAACTCTTTTCTACTCCAATACGTCCACTGTGCGAATCCATAGCCGACAGAATCATTGATAAATGCACTTTTGCTAATAGTGCCATTATTGACATTATTAGTGTATGTTGTGCTTGGAGACCATGGCGGTTGCGTATTACCCTGTTTAATATATGGGATAACTTTACTCTCTGCATACCAATTTCCCAAAAGTCCGGCGCGCCCTATCTCGTTCGGTATCAGTTGTGCAAGCGCATCCCATGTTGTTCTAATATATCCATAGTCTTTTATAGCCGCCATCTTACATTAACCTCACGCTTAAAATATCCAACACAATATTCTTACACTTCAAATCTTTAAAACGCAATAGACCCATATCATAAGCCCTCTTTAAATAATCATAAATAAAAGACTTACTCGATAACATAAGCGTATCTGCATTGTGGCTTGACGGGTCGAACGTAAAAATATGTCTTGCGTTGGGGTCTGCTGTGTAGTCAATATAAACCACACCTTTTTCTGGATACTCTCTTACAGCAAAACGATCTTTCCCACATACAAGAGTAAAAATATAGTTACTGTTTCCACTGATTTTTTCAACAAAAGCCGTGGCATCACATAAATAAATTCCATCAGCGGATGATAGCGTATAAACACTATTACTAAAAACTTTACTTAAGCCGCTTTCATTAAGCGCTTTCTGTGCGCTTTTATTGATAGTAAATTGTGCCACCCAACCATGACCGCGTAAAAACCTTGTATTATCACGCAATCGCTTGTGCATACCAAAAAATATATAATATGGGTTTAGCAAAACTACATAATTCGCAAGCATGTAAACTGGAACATCACGCACTTGCTTACCTTTACCACGGCATATACTACGCAAAACGCTTTCAAACTTAGTTATCTCATTTTTTAAATAACCATTGTTTTCAAGTACAAATTCATCAAAAACAATCAAATTTACATCTTTAAACATAGGGCTATATTTTTTGATTTTATCGGGATTGTTAAAATAAACCGCATAACCTAAAACGCTTTGATTTTCCTCTGTGTCATGTAAAATCATAGCGCTAATAAGCCCTTTAACTACAGTTTTATTTGTAACCATTTTACCCATTTCTGGGTAATTGTCAAAAACATCTTCATACATTTTGCCACTGCTTGCTATCTCGTCTTGTGTTCTGTACAAGAATACAACTTGCGAACTATCCTCTTTATGTTTATTCAAACTTTCAATTAGTAAAGCCGTGGTTTTTCCGGCGCTACGGTTTCCAATAATCATTCTCAAGATCGGTTCGCAACCGTCTAAATCTTTTACACTTTTAATTTCATCTAAATTGTAATAAGGTCTTGTAAACTTCATTTCTCTTTTCCTCCAAAAACTAGCGCGGCGGGAATCGAACCCGCGACTATAGAGTCAAAATCTACTGTTCTCCCTCTGAACTACGCGCCAATAATGTTTCACGTGAAACATTATGAAACCTTTTCTAATATCGACCGGATTTTCTCGGGTACTAAGTTCTTATTTATTCTCCCTACATTTTCCAAAATCGAACCGATTTCCATGAGAATAATATAACTGCACATTGCAGACGCTACCGGAACGGTAAAACCAATATCAAGATAAATCTGCCCCCAGTCAATCAGCACCGCGCAAGCAATCACGCAAACAGAACCGAACTTGTTGAAAAGCCCTTCACGCATAATGGAAGAATTGAAATTCTTGTTCTTCACTGCCATTACGATTCCGCTTATAAAATCCAGAACCATAAACAAAAAAGTAATTAAATAAATCATCTTTTTACTCTCCCTTATTTAATTTAGAGGTTCGCCGCTATCCTTGCAGACACCACTCTGCACCCCTGTGTTTTTCCACATGGTGTACGGGGCTTTTAACGGGATAGCGGGTAATACTCCATTACGGGTACTGGTTGACATAAAAATCTGGACATTTTCGACTAGGCAAGTCGGAGGAAACGAGAGAAAACCAAAATAACTGTCCAGTACCCGTAATGCAATACACCCGCTTATCTGCCATCCATCGGCATCACACAACATTTAATGCTGTGCATGCCGTTCAATGCCATTCGATGACATTCTACTGCATGTATGTTGTTTCATGCTGTGGGATGGCAGAACTGCAGCTGATCGTTATTTAGTTGTCATCTTCGTCAAAATCCATGTACGGCTCTGCTTCTACAAGCTCGCGTACATTGATCGCCTTGAGATAAGCAGACTGGAATTTCTTTGACTTGTAGCGACCGTCCAACTGCTCGCGGACTCTGATAGTTACAGCCGAACCATTGCCGATTTTGCGGATTTCTTCGATATTTTCCGTCTCGTCCTCTGTTTCCACAGGGTCGCCCTGCATGTAAAGGTTCACCGGATATTTTGTGTGTGCCTTGTACAGCACCTTGCCCTCAAGATCGCCCTCACCGTCCTTTAACGGATTCTCGATTTTTGCATCATACACGCCGCGGAGCTCTGTCGCTGTTTTCTCGTCGATCTCGATTAAAATTGATACTTCGTTGTCATCTTTGACAAAAATGTTTCTTACAATTCCTCTGATTTTTCTGCTTGACATTGTTTGTCTCCTTTTCGTATTTAAGATATGTTAGTTAATGTTTCACGTGAAACATTTACTTACTTGGAAGTCGGAGCAGACTCTGCTGTTGCCGCCTTGTGATCGTTCCAGTCCTTTTCTGTCATGGAATGCGCCATGAAATCCTCATAGGAAATATAGCGCTTTTCCTCTGTTCTGGCAGATTCGATGAACTGAATCTTTTTGCCGGAGTGCTTCTTCTCGATTGCCTTTTTAGTAGCCCTATCGAGTTCGTCCGGTAAATGCAGATGGTCGAGAACTTCAATTCCCTTGGTAGATACTGCTACCACATCATAATCAACCTGTGTGGTTACTGTTCTTGTGAACGGTGCTTTCATTGTGTTGTTCCTCTCTTTCTTTTTTGTTTTGCTGGATTTCTGTAGGCTTGTTTGTGTATCGCTTGCCATCATCAGACGCAAGGTTGCAACCCTTGTACGTGACGCCCCTTAGGGCGTTTCGGCTTATTATGTCAAAACGTAAATTCGCGTACCATTAAAAAATTTAACAGGATAATTACCATAACCATCTTCTATTAGTTTTGCTGATGTGTCAAATGCAATCATGCGCGGCACTTCATAGTCATATATTTCTAATTTTGTATCCGACATATACTCTAAATTACTAAGTACTAAATCATGTAATTTCATTTTGTTTTCCTCACTTTCTGTTTTGTTGTTTATTGTTTTGTATGTTCCTTACATTATCTATTATACGCTCATTGCCGGAAATGTCAAGAAATTTTTTCTAAATTTTTAAATTTTCTTTCAGACAATTTAGGATTGCTTCTTTTATCTCGTATTCAGCGTCTATCACTTCTTGTTTCGATAAATCCAAGCCTACTAACAAGTAATATAACCATAAATCATCGTAAACCATACGTAAGCTAACTTGTTCATTAAGCACCATTTTCAGTACTGCATACACTGCCTCATCTTTGCTTATTTTCATACTGTTGTCCTCTCTATATACATAATTGCGCGTTTTCTTGCTTCTTCCGCTTCTTTTGGATTTGCGCGCGGAAAGTATCTGTGAATTTTAAAGAAAATTCTGTCATTTCGTATCTCGTTATAAGACAGGTAGCCTGTCTCATAACAAGATATTAGCCAATCAGTTATTAACTTTATTGTCATTATTTCCACTCCACCGGAATTTTGATAATTTTCCATCCATCTTCCGCTCTTGTAGTGTCCAGATATTCAAGTGGCAAGCGCGCTAGGTTCCCGTAGTCCTCTAACACATATCTATACTTTCTGGTGTCAACCGAGCCATACTTCTTTACTTTCTCATAAAATGTTCTTCTCAAGTTTATTTCCTCTCTTTCTTATGCTTGTTTATTTGTTCTCTTACATTATTTATTATAAGCCCTTTTCTATTTTTGTCAACTATTATTTTACAATTATTCAAAAAAATTTATACAAGAGCCTAAGACGGCGGCGTACTCGTCAGATACACCTAAAGTATAAGTAGTATCAACTATTGCTATGTTTGACGCTGTGGTAAACTCACTTTCTTTTCCATTGTAATCTACTACTTTTATAGTATGTACATCGCTCTCATTAAAGTATGACACTGTGCGCCCCGAGTCAGTAAATATTTTGCCAATTTTAAAATCAGCTAAGCCATTTCCACGCGCAAGTTCTGCCGCGCCTTTTGTTTTTGATAAGCCGGAAACAGTGACATGTAAAACTTCTTCTATCTCTCCAGTTTTTTTGTTTTTCTCGTCCGCAATATATGCATACTTTTTCGCACCCAATGTTTTAAACTTTTTATAAAAACCATCATCATCCCATACACCGAGCGTGTATCGCGTTGTTGTGCCATCATCGTTTAAACGATCACTATAATTTCTGTACTTTTGTTTTTTGGATAATAAATAATTATTTCTGTCGTCAAAAGATTTTAAATGTTTTTCACCAACAAATTTTACACTATCCGTGTCTGTGTACACAAAATCATAGCCGCAAGCATCAATCATGCATTGCAGTTCATAGCGCGCATTTGCTGTAATGTAAACTCCCCATTGATAAAGCAAAAAAGAGTTTTTGCTTGCGGCGTAAGCCGCTATAGCACTTTCCTTATCCGGCATAGTCTTAGACCAAACGCCATCTATATATTCTATTTCGCCTTGACATATATCTGTAACCAAAACACCAAAAACGGAATTAGCCTTATTTTTGCTTTTTGCATACTCATATTCTTTTCCACTCACATCTTTTAATTGTGTTTTCTTGTCATAATAAGAAAGAGCTGTGTCAACTATGGGTTTAGGCAAGTAGTCTTTCTCTGCCTTGTAGCCCTCTAGCCATTCTAGGCGCATAGTATCGTAGCTGTATTGATTATTTATGATTAAAAAGTCCAACTCTGTACAAGCATATGTTATCCAATCGGCTGATAACACTCGTCCGTTATCATTTACATAATTATTACTGTAGGCTATACAGTGCGCAAAATCAATATATGGCACGGTCACATCATCGTGCACATCTAAATCAAATAAAGTTATACGCATTATTATAGCATTTTTCTTTTTTCCACAATCCGCTATAAGTTGTGCGTAAGACTTAGGTTCGTACACTATAAATGGTGTCATTGGGTATAAATCAGATACAATACATGCCGGATAGCTAGACACTCTATCTCTGCTGAAAACTCCCTCTATGACGGCATCTGCATAGTACCTTGACGCATGAGTATTGCCGCCACGAAACGCTTGACGCAATAACGTATAAATTTGCGTAGTAGGCATAAGTATTTCAAAAAGTTCGCGATATTCTGGATATTTTCGACACTCTGCACGCATTTCTCGCCGCACGTATCCTGTCGATGTTAAAGGTATGGTAGCTAACGTGTCACACTCGTCATCTAATTTCGACAAAATGCACTCTTCTAAACCTTTTACATCGTTATAACAATACGCTAATTCTTCCTCCGTCATCGGCGTCGACGGTGCCCGTATTTTTCTATAATCATAAGTGTCTACTAATTTATAGTGTGTGCAAAATTTGCTATTTTCGCAAAATTTAGATAAAGACATATTTGATAAAAAATAACTACACCTAAATTCAAAAAAAGGAAGAGGAAATGTTTCACGTGAAACATTCCCAACTTTATTTATACTTTTCCCGTAATCATTAGCCAAGCAAGCTAAAACTTTAATAACCTTGTGCGCTTCTCTCGCAAAAAGTGATTCTATATGCAAAAAATCCTTTATAAACATAAATTCATAAGCTAAATTATGGACATATATTACTAACACTTTTTTAGCGTCCAATTCCAAAGTAGTTCCTAGCTTATGCATAAAATTTATCCATTCTTCCCAAGTTCGCCCAAAACAGACTTTACCATTCAAGCAAAACTGCCAATGATACATAAATGCTTCTGGTTTTTTGCCGTCTATAGTTGTGCTTTCTATGTCAAACGTTGCCGGACACGCTATATATGTAAGTCCGTTTCGCCCTTTTTTCCGTACTGTAGTACAATCTAAAACTGTAGCGTCATATGGGTATGACGCTACAGAATACACTGTTTCTTTAGTTTCAATCGTTTCTTTTCCATTTTTAGTCTGCTGTACAGATATTACCATAAAGCCCTCCCCTTTACATAAACATGTGCAGCGCTAGAATATTCTTGCAATTCTTGTTGTATTTCTGTATGTGACTTACCTTGCGAAAAAAGTAAATCATAAATTTCGATAATATCCTCCGATGGGTTGCGCATTTTTAAACTTTTGTATTCTTGACTATGCAAAAAGGTATAAAAATCTGCTTCATTTAACAGATTTTCAGATATTCCCATATCGCGTAATGCTTGCGTACGTTCCTGCCTTATTTCCTTTATCCCAGTTAAAGTATGAGAGCGCGCTGTAACAAATCGAACCAACTTAAGATAAGAGCGTGAATTGTACTTATCTATATCCCAGTTAGTCCGCTTATGTAGTACATTTAGCACACTTTCTTTCTCCAAGCCTTGCTTTTCAATTCGTGCTTTCTGCTTGTTTGCAAGCGGCACAAGCTGTTTGTACATCTCGCGCCGCTGTTTTCCCCGCAAACTTAAGAGGTAGTCCTTATTGTACATAACGCAAATGTTCGGATGCAAACGCCCACGCTATGCGCTCATTGATAATTCCGACAGATTGATCTAAATCCGCGTTGCGCTCGATAACTAATGTTACCATTTTAATTGTATTAAAATTAACACAAACCGCAAACACTAGTGCTATTGCACCGTCATCATAAGGGCAGATACTGTCTAATAATACATTACTCCATGTTTCGCGTACTTTTTGCAGTACATAATTTTTTCGATACTCTTGTAACCCGTTCATTTTATCCCTCCGTTATTATAGCCTTAAATCCGGCGCTTTCAAGCGCTACCAATAAATTGTGCGCATTTTCAATATTGTGAAAAGCACCTTTTTGATCGAGTACAGACACCCTATATACCTTACTGTCATCTGTCTTTTCGGCTATGTCAATCTCGTCATCTGGTGTGCACTGTCCGGTTGATTCCACTGCAATACAGCGTCTACCTGTAATACCGTACACTATAGCCGCCGCCATTTCCTCCGCATTATATAGCGCTACGTCTTTTGGGGATGTAGTAAAACAACACTCAATTAACATAGCGGGCGCACTTGTACGACGTAAAAATGCAAGCTTGTTAGCTGTTTTAACTCCACGATTCCGGAAGCCAAGCGAACATATAGCGTTTAAAGTTTCACTTGCAGTATTAACCGCTTGTGAACTTTCGGAATATACATAAACTTCTGCCCCATTTGCCTGTGAGTTAGACGCCGCATTAAAGTGAATTGAAACGTCTAAGTCTACTACGTGTTTGTTGCATTTTCTAATAATGCGATTAAGCACATCAGACTGTGAAACTCCATCTTCCACAGTACAATCGTAGACCGTATGACCCATGCGGCGTAATTCACTCACCACTAAATCTTTTACACGTCTGTTTTCGAGTGATTCAGAGATAAGACCTACCGCACCACAAGCTATTTTCCCGTGCGGGTTGTGACCCGCGTGTACATTGATTACCATTTTATTTTCCTCTCTTTCTGATAGTCTGTTCCTATCTATAGTCTATTGTAAACCTATTATGTAATTTTGTCAACCCGAACTAACGTTTTGTAAGTTATCCACAGCAAACAAGTGTTCGATAGTGTTCGCCCACCAGAGACAGGTTGTGTCCGCGGTGGACGGACACTTTTTGTTTTAATTGTATATACAATTATGATAAATTGTTCTATTGTCTGATTTCAACAAAATCAATAGTAAAAGTGCATAAAGTTTTTACATATATTTGTGCAATATTACTATTGACATCTTATGATTGATCAAGTTTCCCGTAGCGAATTTAATATCTGAAAATCGAACAAGTGTTTGTATTTTTGGGGAAAACAGTGTCCGCGCTACACGGACTATGTAACTTT